GGTCGATCAGATCGTCCATGAACAGGTCGTACAGCTTCTTCAGCTTCGTCCGGATCCGGGCGGCATCAGCTGCCGGATTCCTGCCGCGACTGCCGCCGTCTTCCACATCATAGTCCGCGATGTATGCGGAGAGGGACGGGCGGACAAGAGCCAGGACGCGATCTTCAAGGACTTCTTCCATCCACGACTTGTTATTCGTGCAGCTGTGGTTCATGTTCCACGCTGTGCATCTGTACCGCGGCTTCCGGGTAATGGATCCATCCTTCCGGCGACGGCCTGTCGTATATCCTGCGATAGAGCGACCGCAGACGTCACAGGTCAAAAGACCGCTGAAGATAAACTGCGTTCCGCTTCGGCGCTGGCGCACGTTTTTCTTGATCAGCGTCTGGATATGGTCGAAGCGATCCGGATCTATCAGAGGATCGCAGAACTGCGGATCGTCACGATACATTCCCTTATACAGCGGATTCTTCAGCATCCGGATGAAGCTGCTGTACGAATAGATGCAGCTGTACCGTTCCTGTAGAGCGAACAGGGACTTCCGGACGGATCCGGTCACTTCCAGCATGTCGAAGGCATCCAGCGCGAACTGCTTCCATTCCGGATCGGGGACGACATGTTTTTCAGCGTCGAGCATCAGGCCGCGCGGGACGGATCCGGTCACGAAGGACTTGTTCTTCAGCTTGAACGCGAACACGTCCTTGATGCGGTCACTGTCACGATCACATTCATCCTGCGCCACAGACAGACGAATGTTGATGTGCAGCCTGCCGTTCGTCGTGGTCGTGTCATACGATTCCGTGACGGCCTTCCATTGGACACCGTTCGCTTCCAGAACTTCCTGTATTTTGTGATAGTCGCCGATATTCCTGAACCAGCGATCCAGCTTCGTGAAAAGGATCACGTCGAAGTCATGCCGCCGGACGCCGTCAAGGAGCCGGACGAATTCCTTCCGGTTCGTGTATTTCTTCCGGGCGGTCAGTGCTTCGTCGATGAACGTGTCGATCAGGACGCAGTGATTCCGGGCGATGAAGTCGTCCAGTATTTCGTTCTGCGCTTCCAGCGTGTCGCCGTGAAGAACCTGATCGTCGTGGCTGCACCGGATGTATTTGACGACGCGGACGCCGTACAGTTCCGGGGCTGACTGTGTCATATACATCAGATCACCTTCCATTCCTAAAAAAGAGTATAAAAAAGAAACCTATGCAGTCGCACGGTTCCGTGATAGAATGAGAGGTGCGAAGCCTATTTCTACCACGAAGCGGTGCGGATAGGGAAATCAGGGGATCAGCTGCGGGAACGGCTGATCCTTTTATTTTTTTGCTTTACGGTCAGCGATCGGACAGCAGCTTCGAAATCCTGTCAAGCTGACGAATGATGATGAAGTTCTGTTCAAGGATCGCGCGCTGGTAATACATCTGATTCTTCTGGATGTCGCGATCGTTTCCGGCGCCGAACGAAAGACCTAATTCAAGAAGGCCGGTTCCGCGCAGTTCGCCGACAATGTTCCGCACGGACTGGATGTCTTCGGGATCCTGAAGACCTGTAAGGCCGTACTTCTGAAGAAGTGCGAAGTCTTTTTCGGCCTGCTTCTGTTCAGCTTCGGCGATCTTCCGCGCCTTCTTTTCTTCTTTGCTTTCTTTACTTTCAAATAATGCCATAGTGTCCACCCTTCCAGCCCGTCATCTTGACGGGTTTATTTTTATGCCATTTTTTCGGCAGGCGTGCCGGAAGCTGATGATTTTTCCGCCTGACTTGCTTCAAGTTCCAGTTCCTGCCGGTACGATTCGACTTCTGCATCGATCTTCGACTGCGTGTCGTCGACTTCGGAGATCTGCCCGCAGATCTTCCGGATGTAAGTCTTCAGAACATTTCGGGACGCTTCGTCCATCTTCAGATATTCCTGAAGCATGATCCGATCGAAGTCATCCAGATCGTACTGTTCACACAGTTCATCGACGACTGTCTGCGGCACATCCGAAAACATTTCGCCGATGCCGTTCTTCAGATATTCATAGTTCACTTTGTATTCGCGGCAGATCGCGCGGATCAGCTGATCCGTCAGCTGGTTCTGTCCTTTTTCAAGTCTGGAAATCCCGCTGTCGGTGATTCCTAATCGTGCAGCGAATTCTTTTTGCGTAAGGCGAAGAGCCTTCCGAATGTCTTTTAATCTGCTGTTCATGCGCCGTTCCTCCTTCCTGAATTATATCCTACATTAAAAAATTGATTCAGTCAAGTTTTATATGCTGAAGTGGTTGACAAACTTGATTCAATCAAGTATTATATTGACAGGATCAAGTGAAAATTCGATTCAGGAAAGGAAAGGACGGTGATCAGATGACAGTTCTGGACGGGCAGCAGGAACCGCAGGAGATGGAAGACCGTGACCGAATCGACATAGCAAAGAATCGCTGCGCGATCGTGTTCGAATCGATGCAGCTGACGGCGGAAGAGATCGCACAGGTCACGGAAGAGATCTTCGAATCGGTGTCGGTGCTGGTCGATGACAACGAAGACGAAGAAGAGGATGACGGAGCACCGGACAGCCTGACGGTGATGGAACATGTCGTGATGGCACTGGCAGTCATCGCGCTGGCGATGGTGATCGTCACACTGGCATGAAGAAAGGAGTGAAGACAATGTTGGCAGCAGAGAAGACCAGAGAAGTCGAGCGGCAGCAGGCGGACGTGAAGGAATTCGTGGAACTGCTGAAGAAGCTGACCGCCGAAGAGAAAAGAGAGGTCAAAGGAATCATGATCGGAATGCAGATCATGCGCGATCAGCTGAAAGTGAAGACTGCATGACGATCGACACGGCCTGCGTCGGCAGCGGCGCAGGCTGAATCATGAAAGGATGGACGAAATGAAAGGCAAATGGAAAGTATCACATAACTATGCAGGCGGCGAAATGCTGATTCAGGTCTACAGACAGCTGGATGTCACGGAACCGGATCACGCAGGAAACAGAGAGTATCAGCCGGGATTCTTCGAAACGGATGAAGAAGCGCAGGCGCTGGCGGACAGCCTGAACACGAAGCACTGGAAGATCAGCTATTCGATGATGTACAGGAACGGCAGCGTGCAGGAAGCAGAAGCGACGATCGCGGCAGACACGATCGACCAGGCGCTGAAGATGGCGCAGCTGAACATCACGAAACCGATGCTTCAGACGGGCGCATATGAAGACATCGTGATCTGGGATGTCGCGATCATGGAAGACGACGTGTTCTGAAGGAGGGACGGGCATGAATGCAGCAAGGCGGAAGAGACTGGCGGAAGCGGTCGACATGATCGCATCCGCGAAAGAGATCATCGAAGAGGTCAAGGAAGAGGAACAGGAAGCCTTCGACAATATGCCGGAATCGCTTCAGGGATCTGAACGCGGCGAAGAGATGGAAGGATTCATCGGAGATCTGGAAAACGCAGCGGACGATCTGGACAGTATCAGCGACGTGATCGCAGAGATCGCGGGAGTATAAGGACGAAAGGACGGACGAAGATGGCAAAGGAAATAAATCCATATAAGGGATACAAGGACGGGACGACAGCGTTCCACGTGGCAAGCCGCGAAGAAGCATGGAAGAAGGCAAACGAGATCTTCCCGACGGATTACGCAAACGACAAAGAAGCATCCGAGCGGGCAGGCTATCCGATCTACAGAAGCACGGCGACGGATGCGGGCATCACGGACTGGATCAGCGATCTGGGGGCGCGTCTGGAACTGAACCTGAAGAACGGGGCGAAGACGCTGAACATCTGGATCACGCGACCGATGCCGAAGATCACGGCGGTCAGACGGTGGAGCATGGAAGACATCGTGCAGATGTGCATCGAAAACAACTTCTACACGCAAGGCGACGCACTGGCATATTCACGGATGCTTCAGCGGGTGGAGGTAATGAAACCGACACCGGAAAACATCTACGACGTGGCGGTCGACATTCTGGATCACACGGATGAAAACGAAGACCAGACGATCACGAACATCATGTGCATCATCGAAAACACCGTCGTCCGGACGACGTTCGACATCGAGTGAAGGAGGGGCAGGACATGAGCGACGCGAAAATCAAAGTCATCATCAAACGTCCCGACGAAAAGGCCGGGCACGTCACGAACATCAGCGCCAGTCTGAAGAACCTTCAGAAGACTGTGGAAGGAAACATCGAAACGGTCACAGTCGTACTGGATCCGAAGGTGATCATGATCTGCAACGAAGAAGGGAAGATCCAGAACCTTCAGCGGAACTTCAAGATGGGCGGAGAAATATTCTTCGACATCATCCGGGGGACGGTGATCATCTGCGGAGAATCAGAAGACGGTGAAGACTTCGCAGACGTTCCGATCGACTTCGAGACATGGAAGCGATACCTGAAAGCCTGGGGAAATGAGATTTAAGGAAAGGAGCGGGACGCATGGGATTCTTACAGGAAAAGCACGGGATCATGATGCTGGGGCGCACGCCGGAAGGAACCTGTCCGATGTGCGCCGTGAAGCACGATCCGCGGATGCCGCACAACAGGGACAGCCTGACGTATCAGTACAAGTTCTACGACCAGCACGGACGATTCCCTTCGTGGGCGGATGCGATGGAACACTGTGATCCGGAAGTGAAAGAAGCATGGACGCAGGCACTGGAAGCGAAGGGCGTGAAGGTGCAGCGGAATCCGGAAGTGGACACGCTGGACATCCAGATCAGTCCGGAAGGCGGTGAAGCGTCATGAAGAAGGCGACCACATTCGAAGATCTGGTGATCGCAGCGGAGCGGACGACAAGAAAGGCAGCGGCGATCGATGCCGCGAAGAAGGCCATGTCCGGGATCGCGTGGGCGGAACCGGATGTCATCAAGGCCGTGGTGCTGCTGGACAAGGCGAAGGTCGATCTGGAAGCGCAGATCGGAATGCTACAGGACAGCATGATGGCAGAGAAAGGCGGCACGACATGAAGTTCTACCATGCGACGCCGTGGGAGAGCGCCAGGCAGATCCAGAAGGACGGGAAGATCAAAGCGTCATGGGACGGCTTCGTGTACCTGTGCAAGGATCCGGTCGACAGCTGCAAGTTCATGATCATCAGATTCGTGCAGCGCGTCGCGGTGATCGAAGTGGATCTTCCGGAAGAGGACGTGCAGGAATCGCACGACCACAGCGAAGAGTTCTTCGGCTGCAAGGCATACATACACGAAGGAGACATCGAACTGACGGGATGCGAAGACGTGAGATACTACGACTTCACATCGATCTGGAAAGGAGGGGATGACGAAGAATGATGACAAGAGGAAAGGCCGTCGCGATCTTCGAACGGATCGGAAGCTTCAAGCTACAGGACGATACGACGGATCAGGAGAAGATCGAAGCGATTGAAACAGTTTTAAGCATGGAAACATTCAACGGCATCACGAAGATGAACATGGTTCGGGTCATGATCTGGATGCTGATGAAGATCACGGGAAAGGAGGACGACGGATGAAAGAGAGAAGAGACGCACCGGATCCGATGAAGGCATTCAGAGCGATCGCGCTGATCATCACGCAGCGCGGCGAAGCACAGGTGAAGCTGAAGGCCGTCAGATCTATCCAGCAGGAGAAGAAAGCAGGGTAAAAGGAAAAGCCTTCAGGAAGCGGACAAGGCATCCTGAAGGCTTCATGTTGGGCTTCTTCCGGGCATCCGGAAGCCGCTTCACGCACCACATTCATGATAGCGGAAAATGCCCGAAAAGTCAATGAAAACGCGGGACGGACGGCAGTCCGGAAGCGTCCTTGTAATGGATACTAACAAGTCAACGAATCCATATATGCAAGGGATCAGAGAGAGGGGAAGGGCATCCGCACCATGAGAAAGAGAAGGAAGAAGGCCGTCATCGAATACGACTATGAAGCGGCCTATAACAAAGCACTGGAAGATCTGGAAGAAGATCAGGTGCAAAGGATCCTTCAGGGCAGCAGGAAGGCGACAGTGTACGCCACGAAGGAGATCCGGGCAGGCGATCAGCTGGAAGTGGAGATCTATCCGGAGTTCGTCAGAGGGCAGCAGGCAGAGATCCCGCCGACAGCTGCACAGAAGGAGAAGCACCGGAAAGCACAGTGGAACCTGAACGAGAAGAACAGCAGGAAGCAGTGTGAAAGAGTGATCAACGCGAACTTCGGGGACAGGGACATATGGGCGACGTTCACCTACACGGACGCCGACATGCCCGCCACGATGGAAGAAGCACTGAAGAACATGCAGAACTACATCAGGCGTCTGAACTACCAGAGGAAGAAGCGCGGCCTGAAGAACGCCCGGTACGTCTACACCACGGAGGGGACACAGGAAGGAAGGTTCCACCATCACATAGTCATGGATGGGGACATCGACATGGACACTGTGGAAGAACTGTGGATAAAGGGAAGGCGGAATCAGGTGCGCCGCCTGGACAAGGATGAAGACGGCCTGACGGGGATGGCGAAGTACATCACGAAGGAGAAGAAGAAGAAGTCACAGAAGAAGTGGACACCGTCGAAGGGACTGAAGAAGCCGGAAGAAAAGGTGAATCACTACAAGTTCAAGGCGAAGGACGTTCGGGAGATGGCAGCGGACAGCAGCTGCATCCGGGACAAGATGACGCACTGGTACGGACAGCAGGGATACACATTCGCGAAGGCCGAAGTCAGATACAACGACGTGAACGGCAGATTCTACATCAACGCAAGGCTGCACCGACAGCCGGAAAGGACAGGGAAATGGAAAACAGGACGGAAGAACAGAGCAGGAGGACGGGGCGGAGGATCCCGCACGGCAAGGCAGAGGAAGCGAGAAGAAGACGGCAGCGCAGGCGGATCATCCGGAAAGCGAAGCAGATCGCGCTGATCGTGGCGGCGCTGGCAGTCTTCGTCCTGATCGCGTTCGGTCTGGTGAAGGGAGTGATGGCGATCGCGTGCACAGTATTCGGAGAGCCGAAGGACGTGTCCGTCGTGGAAGCAGCACCGGAACCGGAAGAAAGCCAGGAAGCAGAGACGCAGCCGGTGGAGATCATGACGCCTGAAGAGGTCGACGCGAACCAGATGGCGAAGTATGGCTGCAAGATCTACGGATCCTACGGATACCCGTGGAACCGGATGTCGCAGGACTGGGACAACATCGAAGGGTTCTACTATCACGACATATCGACAGCGGCGAAGCAGGCCGGGGGAGAATTCCCGGTCATCGCGCAGATCTACACATACATCGTCTGCCGGGATGCGGGCGTGGACTATGAAACAGTCTTCGCGCTGATCGAGAAGGAAAGCGGCTGCGTGTGGGATGCGATCGGAGATTCGGGGGAATCTGTCGGGCTGATGCAGATCAATGAAAGATGGCATCGGGACAGGATGCGGAAAGAGCGATGCACGGATCTGATGAATCCATACATGAACATCCGCGTCGGCGTCAGCTATCTGGCGGAACTGTATGAAGTGACGGGGAACGTCGCGGACATGCTGACAGCCTACAACTACGGCCTGCAAGGCGCACGTGAAAACATGTGGTGCCGTGGTATTCACGACTATCCATACAACGAAGAAATCATGCAGCGCGCGGCAGAACTGAAAGCAGAGACGGCAGCGGCGCGAAAGCAGTGGGAAGAGAGGAACAAGGAATGAATCTGAAGTATGCGCTGCGATCAGAGGATACGGAACAGATCGCGGTGATCAACTGGGCGCAGTGGAACATGCAGAGGTATCCGGAACTGGAACTTCTGCACCACGTGCCGAACGGCGGCAGCAGGAACAAGGCCGAAGCCGTGAAACTGAAGCAGATGGGAGTGAAGGCAGGCGTGCCGGATCTTCATCTGCCGGTACCGAAGGCGGGATTCTGCGGGCTGTACATCGAAATGAAGTACGGCAGCGGGAGGATAAAGGACACACAGAAGGAATTCATGAGAGCGGCAGCGGCACGCGGGAACTACTGCGTCGTGTGCTACGGAGCGGAAGCGGCGGTGAAAGTGCTGGAAGGCTATCTGAAACTAAAACCGATCAACACGGGACTGGGCGAGAACATCCCGCGCGTGCCGAACCTGTCGATCGTGAAGGAAGGGAAGGTGAAAGAATTATGACGGTAAGTGAATTTTGTGAAGTGCTGCACAATCCGGATCGCGTCCGGATCTTCCGGAAGGAAGGAGAAGAAAAAGTGCTGATCTTCGACGGATGGGCGGCATCCATCAAGCAGGACACGGGGAAAGCACGGATCCGGCAGCAGGATCTGGAAAGGAACGTCATCGACTTCAGGGCGACGCCGGAGATCACGCACAAGGACTACAAGAAGCGCGGCCTGATGCCGCCAATGGATCCGGACATGACGCCGCTGTACAGCTTCAGCGATCTACAGATGCGGCTGTACTACGACATATTCGCAGGATAACGAAGGAGGGCACACGCACCATGATGAAGATCATATCAGTGATGAACCAGAAAGGCGGGATCGGGAAGACCATGACGGCGGCATCGATCGCGTACATTCTGGGAGAGGAAAGGCAGCGGCGCGTCCTGTGCGTCGACGCGGATCAGCAGGGGAACCTGTCCATGCTGTACGACAGCTTCGATCCGGAAGGCGCAGGGATGCCGGAACTGCTGGAAAGACACAGAAGCGCGGGCGGATCATACAGCACGGCGGATCTGATCAGGACGACACCGTACGAACATATCGACATCATCCCGGCGAACGGATACCTGATGCGGACGAACATGAATCTGCTGCTGAAGGAGAGGGACGACCAGATCGCCAGGTTCACGGCTGCGATGCTGGAAGTGAACGGGGCATACGATTATTGCATCGTGGACTGCGGCCTGCTGATGGACATGACCGTGACGAACGTCCTAATCGCGTCGGATCTGGTGATCATCCCGGCGAAGGTCGGAGGATTCGAGATCGAGGGCATCGGAAACACGATCGAACAGATCGAAGATCTTCGGCGACTGAATGCAGGGATCCGGACGAAGGTGCTGATGACCATGCGCCAGAAGAATCAGACATCGCTTCAGGTCGAAGAATGGCTGAAGACCGTATCCGGGTATGAATGCTTCAGCACATCCGTCAGACGGTCGATCGTGGCGGAGAAGGCAACGGTCGCACGCCTGCCGCTGCCGAAGTTTTCAAAAGGATGCAT